AATGCAGTCTGCTCTGGGACCGCTGGTAATATCCTCTTAAAAGACGGAAGCGGAGGAGATACTAGATTAGATTTAGATACTCCTGCATCAGCCACAGAACAAGTTAATCTTTACATTGGAGATGACGGTATGAGATTTGAAAATGTCATTCACGCTACATTGACTAATGTAACTTCATTAACCTGTATATTTGCATAATGAGAAAACGGGACAAACAACCCCCAAAAACTAAAAAATATTTCCGCCCCACTAAGGCAGGGGCGGGAATGACCAAGGCTGGTGTTGCTAAATACAGACGTGACAACCCTGGTTCTAAATTAAAAACTGCTGTGACAGGTAAAGTAAAACCTGGAAGTAAAGCAGCAAAAAGAAGAAAATCGTTTTGTGCTAGAAGTGCAGGACAAATGAAAAAGTTTCCAAAAGCCGCAAAGGACCCCAACTCAAGATTAAGACAAGCACGTAAAAGGTGGAGGTGTTAAATGAAAATATCAGACCAAACAAGTATCTCTATGCCTATGAGAAACTTAATAAGTATTCTTGCAGCTACAGCAATAGGTGTGTGGGCATACTTTGGAGTTATTGAACGATTAAATAATATTGAAACTAGACAAACATTATTTGAAGAAGATTTAGTTAAAGGTGCCGATCAAACACCTATTGATCAAGAACAGTTTATGTTGTTAGAATTTGTGTCAGAACAAGTAGAAGACATATCTGATGATTTAGAAAATATGGCACATAACAAAGTTAATATAACAAGATTACAAACTGATATGGAAAAAGCATTAGTAGACATAGAAAAATTAAAAGATAAGGTAAGAGCAAATGGTAACTAAAGTAATTATAGCATTATTATTGTTTTCTGGTGGCACTATGATTGAACATACTGTTACTGATGGTGTAAAAGATTGTCTTGAAAAGAAAAGAATTATGACACGGAATATGCAATCTGATACAGCAACCATACAATGTGTTAAAGTAGAAGCACAAATAGAAACTATAGAGGGCGTTGAATTTATAAGATCAATGAGTAAGGTGAAATAATGTTTAAGGCTTATTTTTATTTACTCTGTGCATTTATAACTGTAATATTTATGTATTTATCAATGCAAACCAACTGGTAGATAGGAGTAACCATGTGCGATTGTAAAACAGATGAGGATTGTATATGTCGTTTAAAATCGAAATAAAAACAGTTCTGCCTTATATTGTGCTTATTGCAACAATGGGCATGACATGGGGAATGTGGTCTGAACGCTTAAATGCAGTCGAAAAAAAGGCAGATAGTGTTGCAAAAATGCAACAAGATATTGCTGTAATAAAAACACAAATTCTAGCTATTGATGAAAAAATGGGTTGGATGGAAGAGTTTTTAATTAAAAACTATAGTGAGTATTAATGAAACAATGTCAACTCTGTGGATGTCTTTGTCACTGTTCTTTGAACACTTCATGTATATGCGAGTGTCCGAGGTGCGTGCATGACGATCAGTCGAGCACAGATGAGGCAACAGATAGACAAGCCAGGGAAGATTACGAGGAAAAAGAAAAATGACAAAACTATGTCCAAGAGGAAAAGCCGCCGCAAAGCGAAAATTTAAAGTCTACCCGAGCGCATATGCTAATGCGTATGCATCTAAAGTTTGTGCGGGTAAAATCAAAGACGATAGAGGCACAAAGAGAAAAGACTTTAGAGGGCCTAAACCATCAGGAAAAGCAGATGGTGGTATAATAGATTTTAATAAAATATCACAAGATAGAAAAAAAGTTTCTAGTTTTAAGCAAGGTGGCATCGCAAAAGGTTGTGGAGCTATCATGAAAGATAGAAGAAAAGTCACTAAGAAACTTTAATGGCTAGAAGAGATCCTAAAGTAGGCACAGGTAAAAAACCTAAAGGGTCAGGAAGAAGACTGTATACAGATGAAAATCCAAAAGACACTGTTGGTATTAAATTTGCTACTCCGACTGATGCGAGAAAAACTGTGTCAAAAGTTAAAAAAGTAAAAAAACCGTTTGCAAGAAAAATTCAAATCTTAACTGTCGGTGAGCAAAGAGCGAAAGTCATGGGTAAAACTCAAGTTGCTAATATTTTTAAAAGAGGTAAAGATAGTATAAGGAAACAACATGGCAAAAAAAGGACTTAAAGAATGGTTCAAGCAGGACTGGAGAGACATAAGCACTCGAAGAAAAGATGGTAGTTTTGCTAAGTGTGGTAGAACAAAACAAAAAAAAGATGCTAAACGAAAGTATCCAAAGTGTGTCCCTGCAGCAAAAGCGAACAGGATGACCAAGGGACAAATCAGATCCGCAGTATCAAGAAAAAGATCAGTAGCTCAAGGGGTTGGTGGTAAACCAACTAATGTAAAAACTTTTGTAAAAAAAAAGAAAAGATAATGCAACAACAGGATTCAAGGCATAATCAATGGTAGCTAAAGTATCAACCATAAAAAATAAAATAAAAACTGGTAAAAAATTAGGATTCTCAGAAAGGGCGAGAGCGGTCAACAAAGGGTTATTACCGAGTGTCAAGAAAAAAACAAGCAGAAAAAATAAAAGATGATGTGATTCAATGGTCTAAGACTGTCTTAGAGCCAATGAATAAACACATAGGTTTTCCCGCATGTCCTTTTGCAGCTAAATGGAGAAAAGATGGAAAAGTGCGAATAGAAGTTCGCATGGACAAATCTAAGTATGAAAAACAATTAACATCTGTTTTAAAATCGTGGAATAAAAAACAACACGACATAATAATTTATTGTGACCCTTTTTTCGAACAATACGATCCCGATCAGTTTCAGGAAAAAATAGATTTTTATAACAAAATGTATAATAAGCGAGATGTCTATTTTATGGGCTTTCATCCTGAAACACCCGCTGATCCTCAAGATCAAGAGTTTTTGTGCGATCCCACAGATGAACCTGTGACACACGGGGAGTTAGAATACTCCATGATGCTTATACAAAAATTTAAACAGTTATATGATGCAAGTTGCAAACTACATAAGATAGGGTATTATAAAAAATGGCCCAAGGAATACTACAATGAGGTAGTAGCTGAAAGGCAGCATACGTATGAAAAACTAAACAAAAAGAGGTGACACCATGATGAAGAAGAAACAAGTAATCAAAAAAAGAGGCGGAGGCATGGCTAAGAAAAAACAAGTCATGAAGAAGCGTGGTGGTGGAATGGCAGCCAAAAAAATGATGATGGGCGGTGCAGTTTCACCAAGAAAAGCTATGGCCATGGGAATGATGGATGGCGGAATGGCTAAGAAAAAACAAGTTATGAAAAAACGTGGCGGCGGTATAATGAAAAAACGTGGCGGCGGAATGATGAAGAAAAAGTAATTTGAAATGGCTACATCAGGTACAACAGATTTTAACTTAAACATTGACGAGGTTATTGAGGAGTCTTTTGAAAGAATTGGAAGACAAGTCAGAACTGGTTATGATTTAAAGTCAGCTAGAAGAAGTTTAAATCTGTTGTTATCTGAATGGGGCAACAGAGGAGTTCATCTTTGGAAAGTTGTTAATCACACACAAAATCTTGTAGCAGGATCAACCACATACACTGCTCCCGCAAACACAAGTGATGTGTTAGAGGCAGTGTTTAGAAATGGTAGCACGGATACTACCATGACAAAAATTTCTAGATCAGAGTATCAAGCCATACCAAATAAAAGTTCTACAGGAACACCAAGTCAATATTATGTTAGAAGAAATTTAGCTAATGTTGAAATTAATTTATACCTAACTCCAAATGTTACTGACACTCAGATAAATTATTTTTACCTTGCAAGAATAGAAGATGCAGGGGCATATACAAAGACACCTGATGCACCATATAGATTTTTACCTTGCATGGTTTCAGGTTTGTCATTTTATTTAGCACAAAAACATAATCCAGGCAGAGTTCAAGAAATGAAACTATATTACGAGGATGAATTGCAAAGAGCATTGACTGAAGATGGACAAAGAACATCTGTTCATTTAGTGCCACAAAATTTTTTTAGGACCTAAAAATGACTTTTGCAGTTGGAAAAGAATCACAAGCAATTTGTGATAGATGTGGCTTTCAATATAATTATTTAGATTTAAAAAAAGAATGGAACGGACTGTTGGTTTGTCCTGAATGCTATGAACCTAAACATCCACAACTAGATCCTCCGTATTCAAAACCTGATCCTGAAGCGTTACAAAATCCTAGACCAGATAGACTAGAACCAACAATTGTTTTTGTTGGAGCACCTGCAGATTCTGCTTTTGAGTCTAATGGAATGCAACCCGCAACACAAATCAGAGAGTTGATTATAGGTTCAAGTCTTGGTACAGTAACAGTGGTGATATCATGAATTATTCTGAATTATTAGACAATGTAAGAAATTATACAGAGGTTACATCTGATGTTTTAACAAACACAGTTATAAATGTTTTTATTACAAATACAGAAAATAAAGTCTCAAGAGAGGTTGATAGTGATGACCAAAGAAGATATGCAACAACAACCTTTGAAGCCAACAACGCTTTTTTAGATGTTAGTGGTCCTGAGGGCGGATTTAAATTTGCTAGAGGATTACAATTAGTTGAAACTGATGGGACTAGAACTTGGCTACAACAAAGAGATACAACTTTCATAGATGAGTATATTCCAGAGAGATCGACAACCGATACTAACTTTACAGGAAAGCCAAAGTATTGGGCTAACTGGGATGCAACACAATTAGTAGTGGCCCCTACTCCAAACGCAGCTTACACAGTAGAGATGTGGTACAACGAGACTCCACAAAGATTAGGAAACGGTTCTGGATCCACAACTACTACAACATTTTTATCCAACAATGCCTCAGAGGTGTTGTTGTATGGAACGCTATCTGAAGCAT